TGCGGCGCGGGCCAGCACTCGAGCAGCCGCGTGACCGGCGGGACGGCGAGCCGCGGGATGACGGACACGATAGGCTACGAGGAGGCATACACGGTGAACAGCGGCGTGACGAACTCGCTCGTGGACAACATGGTGCACCAGTATGCATGGTACAAGGAGGGCGGCACGGCGACTCAGGTGAACAACACGTGCTGCATGGGCTACGAGGACATCTACGGGAACAAGTACGACATGATGGACGGCGTGGACCTGCCGAACGACAGCGGGAACGCGGGAAAGTGGCGCATCTGGATGCCTGACGGGACGACGCGGATGGTGCAGGGCAAGACGACGAGCGACCAATGGACGACGGCCGTGGCACACGGGAAGTGGATGGACGTGGTGCCTGTGGGGAACGTGAACGGCTCGAGCAGCACGCACTATGCGGACAAATACTGGATAAGCACAGCAGCAGGCCGTGTGGTCTGTCGCGGGTACAGCTACGCGTATGCGCATGGCGGTGTGTCGAATGCGAATGCGAACAACGATGCCTCGAACTCGAATGCGAATGTCGGCTCGCGTCTGGCCTTCCGCGGCAAAATCGTGGAAGCGGAGAGCGTGGCCGCGTACAAGTCGCTGACCGAGGTGGCGTGAGTCGGAAAGCGCGGCGCGCCAAAGCGTAAAAGCGTGTGGCGGCCACAAGCCGCCACTTCATACCGGCGCAAGCCGGTCGGAGAATAATTTTGAATTTGGGGATTTGAATTACGCTGTTGGCTGATGACGCTATTTCGGCCAAATATGAGTAACTTTGCAACCCAGAAAGGCGGAACCTCCCAATAGGCCGTGTGGTCTATCGCGGGTACAACAACGCGAATGCGAATGGCGGTGTGTCGAATGCGAATGCGAACAACGATGCCTCGAACTCGAATGCGAATGTCGGCTCGCGTCTGGAAATCAAGGAATCGGCGTACAGCACAGGGGACGTGTCCCCACGGCGGAGCCGAGGGAGGCGAGCCGCAGCCACGGTCGCCGCAAGGCGGCGCAGGCTGGAAAACCACGTGTCGGGCGGAGTTTGGTAGGCTGGCGACAGCTCGAAGAAGTCAGGCCCGGGGAAAGGAAGGCCCTTATCTTCCATAAGTCAAACAAACAAAAGTCAGATGCCTCATGCGCAGGGAAGGTCACATAGTGGAGGAAATCGTCGAGTATTCCAACATGGCGGAATCTTTCGACCAAGTGCTGCGCGGCGCCAAGCGGAAGCGCAGCCGTCAGGGGCGTTACCTTCTGGCGCACAGGGAGGAGGTCATCAAGGAACTCGCGGAGCGGATAGCCAACGGCACGTTCATGGTGAAGGACTACCGCGAGCGCACCATCACGGAGGGCTGCAAGGAACGCCGCATACAGGTGATTACCATGAAAGACCGCATAGGCGTGCACGCCGTGATGTCGGTGGTGGACGAGCACCTGCGGAGACGGTTCATCCGCACCACCTCCGCGAGCATCAAGAACCGCGGCATGCACGACCTCATGGCATACATCCGCCGCGACATGGAGCAAGACCCCGAGGGCACTCGCTACTGCTACAAGTTCGACATCCGTAAGTTCTACGAGAGCGTGGACCAAGACTCCGTGATGCGGTGCGTGCGCAGGGTGTTCAAGGACAGGAAGCTCATAGCCATGCTCGACGGCTTCACGCGGCTGATGCCGCAGGGCATCAGCATAGGGCTGCGGTCGTCGCAAGGGCTGGGCAACCTGCTCCTGTCTGTGTATTTAGACCACTACTTGAAGGACGAGTGCGGCGTGCGCCATTTCTACCGCTACTGCGATGACGGCGTCGTACTCGGCAAAGGGAAAGCGGAACTGTGGAAGATTCGTGACGCCGTCCACGGGCGCATGGCTCAGATAGGCCTTGAAGTGAAGGCCAGCGAGCGCGTGTTCCCGGTGGGCGAGGGCATAGACTTCTTGGGCTATGTGATACGCCCCAACCACGTTGGGCTGCGCAAGCGCATAAAGCAGAAGTTCGCCCGAAAAATGCACGAGGTGAAATCGAGAAGAAGACGGCGGGAGCTTGTGGCTTCATTCTACGGGATGGCCAAGCACGCCGACTGCAACAAGTTGTTTAATAAATTAACAGGCAAAGAAATGAAATCATTTAAGGACCTAAACGTTTCGTACAAGCCGGACGACGGCAAGAAACGTTTCGCGGGCACGGTTGTGAGCATCAGGGAACTGGTGAACCTGCCCATCATCGTGAGGGACTTCGAGACCGGCATCCACACCGAGCAGGGCGACGACCGCTGCATAGTGAGCATCGAGCTGAACGGCGAGCCGCACAAGTTCTTCACCAACAGCGAGGAGATGAAGAACATCCTCGCGCAAGTGAGGGAGATGCCCGACGGCTTCCCGTTCGAGACGACCATCAGGACGGAGGCTTTCGGCAAGGGACGGACAAAATACGTATTCAGCTGATGAGAAGAGTGCAAGGCAACAGCGGGGTGAGGATGCTCGAACGCACCAACCCCAAGAGAGACAAGTGGCGCGTCCGCTGGGACGTGCGGGAAGAGGGCGACGGCACGGCCTCCTACATGGAGGAGGAGTTCACGCACCGCCCTACGGAGGCGGAGATACGCTCCACCGTCGTGAAGTGGTGCAACGCGCGGACGGACGAGGCAATCCTTTCCGGCTTCGCCTACGACGGCGCGGCCGTGTGGCTGTCGACGGAAAACCAGTTCAACTACAAGGCGGCATACGACCTCGCCGTGCAGACGGAGGGGGCGACGCTGCCCGTGACGTTCAAGCTCGGCACGGACGATGAGCCGGTGTACCGCACGTTCACGACGCTTGACGAACTGGCCGTTTTCTACAAGGCGGTCATGGCGCATATCCAGACAGCCATCGCCGACGGATGGAAGAAGAAAGACAGTTTCAAGATGGAGGACTACCAGATGGACAGCTGACAAGAAAAGCCCTTCGGGGGCGGGCATAAAGAAAGCCCCCGGCCTGTTGATTAAAGTAACGCCTATCACTTAAAACAACAACGCCTGTACAGCGCACGACCGGGGGCATAGACCCTTGTCGCGCTGTACAGGCTTTTTGCTGTTCATTAAGTGATAGGCGATGCAAAATTACAAAAATTGTCTGATATGAAAGTAATCGAGATACTGAAATTTAACAGGGAGTTGATGAAAAGGCTGTATTACGCGGGCGTGAGGCTGGAGGACGCGCAGTACATAGACCTTTATTCGGAGTATGCGGACATGGTGGCCGGCGGCGACAAGGTGTCGTATGCCGTGGCCTTCCTCGCCGACAAGTACAAGGTGAGCGAGCGCAAGGTGTACGGCCTGATAAAGCGTTTCAGGAGCGACTGCAAGACGGTTGCAGTGTGAACGCACGTTCGGGTTATGCCGCCATGGGGAATGCTTGCTACCTTTGCATTCGACTTAACAAGGAAAGCGAATGAACAAGTATTACAAGGAGCTTGACCGCATACTGACCTACGGCAAGACACAGACGAACAGGAAGGGGAAGATAAAGTACCTCCTGAACGAGCGGCTGACGCTGACACCGGCCGACCTGCTCGACATCTTCGAGAGCCACGGCATAGCCCGCAAGAAGCTGAAGAGCGAACTGCGGCTGTTCATACAGGGCGAGCGCAACATTGAGAGATACCGCGAGGCGGGCATCAACTGGTGGGACTACTGCGGCTCCATACTGGTGAACAGCTACCCGACCTATTTCGAGAAGCTGCCGCCGCTCATCGAGAAGATAAACCGTGAGAGGCGCAACAGCAAGAACTACGTGCTGTTCCTCGGAGAGACAGGGGCGGAAAGCAACCAAACCCCCTGCCTGAGCCTCGTGCAGTTCCAGATAGACGAGGGAAGGCTGGTGGTGTCGGCTTATCAGCGGAGCAGCGACGCGAGCCTCGGACTGCCGGCTGACATCTACCACCTCTATCTGATGAGCAGACAGATAGACCTGCCGTTGGAATCCATAACGCTGGACCTCGGCAACGTGCACATCTACGAGAACAACATCGCCAACACCGAGCGGCTGCTTGATGGGGACGAGACGGTGAAATTCGAGCTGAACGTATGAGCAAGATGTATCTGTCCGCGCCGCTGCCATTCGTTGGGCAGAAGCGCATGTTCGCGAGGGAGTTCATAAAGGTGTTGGAACAATACCCCTCCGACACCGTGTTTGTCGACCTTTTCGGCGGCTCCGGCCTGCTGTCGCACATCGCCAAGCGTTGCAAGCCTACGGCGACCGTGGTGTACAACGATTTCGATGGCTACCGCCGGAGGTTGGCGAGCATACCGCAGACGAACCGTCTGCTTGCCGACCTGCGCGATATGGTGGGTGACACCGTGCCACGGCACAAGCCCATAACGGGCGAGTTGCGTGAGCGCATATTCCAACGTATTATGCAGGAAGAGATCGACAACGGCTTTGTGGATTTCATAACGCTGTCGTCCTCGCTCATGTTCTCAATGAAATACAAGCTGAGCGTCGAGGAGATGCGGAAAGAGGTGCTTTACAACAACATCCGCAAGGCTGACTATCCCGCTTGCGGTGATTATCTTGACGGGCTGGAAATAGTGTCATGCGACTACAAGGAGGTGTACAACCATTACGAGGACACACCGAATGTCGTGTTCCTCGTTGACCCTCCTTATTTGTCAACGGATGTCGGGACATACAGGATGTACTGGAAACTCGCCGACTACCTCGACGTGCTGAACGTACTCCGCGACAAGCCGTTCGTGTATTTCACGTCCAACAAGTCGTCCATACTGGAACTGTGCGAATGGCTCGGACGCAACAAGACACTCGGCAATCCTTTCACCGAATGCGAGAAAGTCGAGTTCAACCAGCACATGAACTACAACGCATCTTACACGGACATGATGCTGTACAAGAAAACAAGTCCTTTGAACGTCGCTTAAACCCTTTTCAAACAGTGTTCGATTCTTAATGGAAAAAGCAGTCCTTTTCGGGCTGCTTTTTTCTTTGGTTTTTGTACGTTTCGTTTTGTGTTAAATTTGTGCGTTTCGTTTTTCCATTCGAGTACGTTTCGTTTTGCGGGATTTA